TTAACAAGAATGAGGAACTTGCTGATATTGATTACAGTATTGTTGCTGATGAGTTTAACTCTCTCGTCCGATCACTTAATGCGGTCGGAGCTAAGGTTTTTCTAGCAGATATGCGATACTTCCCAGTGGGACATCGCGGAGTTTATCACACTGTAGGCAACAATTTCTTTCTGAATGCTGCTCATATGCATCGTCCTGGTACTATGATGTCAGTAATGCGACATGAAGGATGGCACGCTGCTCAGGATTGTATGGCAGGAACAATTGAAAACAACTTCATTGCCATTATTCATAATCAAGAGGATGTTCCTCGTATGTATCAGGCAATCGCAAAGAGTGCTTATGCATCGCAACCACATGCTATTCCCTGGGAGAAAGAAGCATACTGGGCAGGACATACTGAAGGTATGACACAGGCTGCTCTTGAGTCCTGTGCTGCAGGAACTATGTGGACCGACTACGAACCCACACCCATGACTCGTGAATGGTTGGTTGAAAAAGGTTTCCTCTCTAAATAGAGTTGCCTTTGCTGGGAACTCATGCCAGAAGAAGTTAAGAAGCAAGAAGAAAAAGCAAAAGGACCGATCGGAAAGTTAAAAGATAAGATTGAGGATGCTGATGAGCAGCTAGCAGTGCTCAGTACCTTGGTTAGATTAGGTATCTTAGTTTGGTCTGGTGGCATTCTTACCCTCAACTATGTGACGATCCCTGGACTGCCACAGCAGAAGATCGATCCAACTTTCATCGCCAGCGTCTTTACAGGCGTTTTAGCGACTTTTGGCGTCCAGACGGCAAAGAAATCTAATGATGGTACTATGAAGATGAATGGTGCTAATGGTGCTGCCACTGCTGCTGGTGGTGCTGGTGCAATTACCAAAGCAGATTTAGAAAAACTTATTGCTGCTGCAAAGGAAACTGCACCTGCTCAAACAATTAGAGTTGAGCAAGGACCAATCAAAATCGTAACCGATTCAGATCAACCTCCATACAAAATGTGATATGAAACCTTACCTCAAGTGGACTGCCCTTAGTGTTGGCAGTATCGTAGCAATCGCACACATCGGTGTGCTGGGACATTTGGTCAGACGTGAACCGACAATTCAGGTTCCGACTATTAATATTCCTCGTGGCACTCCCTATTCTTCTTATAAGATTGAAGCAGGTAAGGATGGATATACAATTGAATATAAAGCAAATGATCCTAAGGTATTAGAATCTCATAGATCATTGGATCTTGATAAGAATAAGAGAGGTCTTTTTGGTGGAGGAACAGAGAGAAGGACAGAATATCGTAGTGATGAATATACAATGGAAGGTGTGAGAAATATGGGAGGTGCCTCTTTACCAGGCGAGGGAAAGTCTGCAAAAGACGTAGAGTGTTTAGTGGCGGACGCTGGAGCACGGTCACAAGGTGCGATGGCAGGGACCGCAATTAGCACTGGACTTTTGGCACCTGCTGTAATGAACATTCCTTATATTGGATGGTTAGCAGCAGGATGGGTAAACCTTATGGGTCAGTCTGCTGGTGAATCTGTTGGTTCTCAAGTGGGACAAATTTTTAACGACTGCTGATAAATACTTAAGTAGTCAAGGGCACACAACCCAATAGGTTTCCATGTATAGGGAACCGCACCTCCAAAAAAAGTCTGATGAGTGTGCTGCTTTGTGGAGGGAGTGGCACACTTTGTGGCGAAAAAAGCAATAGGTGCCCCTGATGCAAGAGCAGAATGGAGCAAATGTGTGACGGAATTTGGTGAAATGATAAGTCAGGAAGTCAAAACAAATTCTCGTTACACTTCAATTAGGAAGATATAGATAGTGTAGTTGCGTAAACTTTATGAAGTTTATTTTCGCATTTCTAGCTACATTATTTCTTGCTGCACCAGCATGGGCAGTAGACGTTCAAATGGGATCAAACGGTAATCTTGTGTTTGATCCTGCAGAAGTAACAATATCCGCAGGAGAATCAGTTCATTTTGTGAATAATATGCTTCCTCCTCACAATGTTATTGTGGAAGATCGTCCAGACTTAGGTCATGAATCCCTGGCAATGTTACCAGGTGAAGAGTTTGATGTTGTTTTTAATGACCCTGGTGACTATACTTATTGGTGTGCTCCACATAAGGGTGCAGGTATGATTGGTACTGTTCATGTAGAATGAATAAAGATGAAAGGAGAGAGTTCTACAAAGGACTCAGAGAAAGAATTAAACAATTGAGAATGGAACATTTATTTGAAGAACCTTGTCCTTTATATGAGGATACAGATGAAGATGATGAACACTTTTAACAAATTCTTTTTAGATATCACTGTAGCAATTATCGACTTTCTATATCAAGGTAGAGATTATCAAAGATTTTGGGTGCTTGAGGAGATTGCTCGGGCACCTTACTTTGCATTCTTAAGTGTGCTACATCTGAGAGAGTCTTTAGGTCTTCGTGGTCCAGAACACATTTATCTAATGGAGGAACATTTTGCTCAAACTCTTAACGAAACAGAACATTTGGAATACATGGAAAGTCGGGATGGCAATCGTTATTGGATTGATCGTTTTTTCGCCCGACACCTTGTACTCATCTACTATTGGGTCAACGTGGTTTATTATTGGTTGGCTCCTCGCTCTGCTTACCACCTCTCCTACGAAGTAGAGGTTCATGCAGCAGAAACTTATGGAAAGTATCTTGCAATCAACGGACATGATGACAAGATTCTTGAAATATTAAATGATGAATTAGCACACGTAAACGAACTTTTAAAAGCAATGGAGATAATCAAATGAAGGTTGGTCTTATCGGCCTGGGCAGAATGGGTGAGGGTATGTCTCGCCGCATGATGAAAGCAGGCATTGAAGTTTGGGGTTATAGGAGGAACTATGCAAAAGCTGAAGAGGCATTTGAAAAGGGTTATGTCAGTGGAGTTGCCACTTCTCTGGAAAGCCTTGTTCAAGTAGTTCATGAACAGGATGGTCTGCTTGGTAAAGCACCAGGTATCTTTCAACTTGTTATCCCCGCAGAATTAGTAGAGGACACCCTTAATGAGTTACTACCATT